TCAGCGAGGCCCGCGATCTCGACCTCGACTTCGCGTGCCATGTCGCGAAGAACGGCGACGGCGGACTCATGTTGAACGGGGATGGTGTCGGACATGGAATTTGCGCCTTTGCGTAAAAGTGAAAATCGGGGATCAGGCGGCGGCCACGAGCGCGCTGTTGTCGTTGGCGCGTTCGGCGAAGAAACCCGACGCCATCGCCTTCGCCAGCATCTCGTCTCGGATGGCGAGGAACTCGGTCAGGGCCGCGCCCATCTTCGCGATGTAGGGCTCATCGCGGTACGTCCGGATCGTTACAGGGGGCAACTCGGGGTGGTAGGCGTACAGATCCCACCATTCCAGTTCGGCCGTCGCGAGGTTCCCCTGAACCTGTTGCTTGTAGTCATCGCCGGGGCCGTCGAAGAAAATGCCCATGTGGTTGTCGTCAAGGACGCACTTAATCTCCAGGCCGCCGCGCGTGCCGACGATCAAACCATCTGGTGAGCAACCAACGCGCCCGTCGTCGGTCGTGACGAAACCCAGCCGCTTTACCTCGACGTCATTGGTGAAGCTGTATTGCTGGACCGCCAGCGGCTCCAGTTGCTTGCCCCGTTCCGCTGCCCAGAGATTGCCCGGCGGCTTCTCCAGCGGCCGGCCAAGCAACGTCTCGGCCACCAGGCCGGCGGCGTATTTGCGGCAGGACTTCGAGAGGTCGCCTTTGACGGCGGTAATGATCTTGTGAAATTCGGAAGCGGTGGGCTTTCCGAGGCGGATGGCCAGCCATTCCGGCGTGCCTTGTTCCATGTAGTGCGGGATCATGCTGCAGCTCCTGTTTTGATGTTCAATTTCGCGCGCTGGGCCAGCCGGCTTTTCTTGTCGAGCAGCGCGTTTTTGAGGCGGGGGAAGTCGCCGGCCGGGATGTCTTTGATCGTGTGCAGATCGGGAAATCCGAAACTGTTGAGAAACGCGCGCTCGTTCGCAGCCGTCGCGTCCGGATCGGTCGAGCACTCGGCGATCAACTGGTAAAGCAGCCCGATCGCGGCACGTCCGTTGACTTCGCCCGTGTCGTTGCCTGGGCGCGTTCGGTTACCGTCGTTGTCGTCCCTCAAGGCAATATTGAAAATCATGCACGTCAAATACCGTCTCAGATACGAAACGGACGATCCGACGCCTTGCACGTTGGTCTTGTTCGGCGTGCCTTTGGGTCCGGTCGTGTCCGAAAGTGCCGACAAGTGGAACGTCTCCGCGTGGCCTCCGCGCCGGACGACGCACTCGATTTTCAATTCCGGCTGATCGTTCGCCGCCTCCGAAAACGACAGGCTGAAACCGTGCTTCGCGTAGATCGGCCGGATCGCCGCATCGACCGCTTCAAGCGTGGCGTATTTGCTCCGGGTCTCGCTGTTCAAAGCGTTGCGGACCACCGCCTGCATCTCGCCCTGCACCGCGTTCATCGCTTCGTGAAAGCGTTCGCGCCGGTCGTCGGCCACGATCTCGCGTTGCATCTGGTAGATCGCCTGCAGCTTATGCACGTCGATCGAAGGATCACGCACCGCGCGTGCGAGGAACTCAATCAGCGTGCCGGGTGCCTGGGTTTCGACGATCGCGCTGTCGTCGTTCGCGGCGGATGTAAGGGCGCTCATGTCACGCTGCCTCTTCAAAAGGGAAGTTGTCGTTGGCTTCCACCTGGTTGTCGTTGGCGACCGGCACCCATTCTGTGCGCGCGTGCGGCGGTTGCGCGTCGAGCCAGGCCGAATAAACCGGGCCGTAGACCTCCATGAACCGCTCGATCGCGCGCTCGTGCCGGGGGTCCATCACGCGGCTTCCTGGCTGACGATCCAGGCCTCGTGCTCGGCGGCATCGTTGGCGGCGCGGATGGGCTCGATCGCCTCGTCGATCGCCGCCCAGGCGCGGGTCAGCTTGGCGCCGACGATGGCGATCAGGTCATGGACGTCGTCCAGCGCGGTCTCGGCGGCGGGGATGGGCAGCATGCCCAGGCGTTCCAGATTGGTGAGCAGCGCGGTGTGCGCGGCGACGCAGGCGTCGAGACGGGCCTCGGCGGCGGTGAGCGTTTGCTCGGTAGGGGTGGGCATCGGGGTCCTCGCATCGGGTTTCGATGGGAGGGAGTGTATGCAGCTTTCCTGCATTCGTCAACCCGAGAATGCAGATTTCCTGAAATAATTGCTTGAGCGGCCTGATGGCGCGTGCTTTAGGTTATCTGCACCTGCTATGATGCGGGCATTGAACGGGAGACCTCGATATCATGGACGAAGAGACGAAAGCCGCCTTCACCACGCTGGAAGCGCACATGAACGCGCGATTCGATGCCCTGATGACGCGAATGAACGATCAGTTTGAGCGTGTCGTTGACACGATGGGTTCGCTCAACGCCGACCTGCGTAACACGAAGGCGTTTCTGATCGAGGATGCGATTGTGTTGGGGCGGAGGGTTAGCAGCATCGAGAACCGGCTCGACCGGATGGAGAAGCGGGACGAGGCGCCGTGAGCGATGAACCGGGCATGAGCAGAGCGGAACACGTCGCGTGGTGCAAACAGCGCGCGCTCGAATACGTGGACGCTGGTGACCTCCAGAACGCGTTGGCCTCGATGGGGTCTGACCTGAACAAACATCCCGAGACGGCGAATCACCCCGGTATCAAACTGGGCCTGATGCTGATGATGACCGGGAACCTGTCCACCCGCGATGAAATGCGTCGGCACATCGAAGGTTACAATTGACCGCCGCGCGCTGATCACGCCGACACCCGAGGCGGCACGGCCTTGGCGCAATCCCCGATGTCCTCATTTTCCGCGACGCTTCCCCCCGCCCGAGGGTGCGATGGGACAGGCTCCTCGGGCGGAGTTATCGGCTGCGGAGGTTCCGGCGCGGGATCTTGCGCTGAAGCGGACCGTTCCATGCTCCAAAGCGCGTCAGCCAAGGGTTTCGCCATTCCAGTTACGATGCCGCGATAAATCCACTCAAATGTAATACCGTAACGGTCGCAGAACTCTTTGATGAACCATTCGGATGGGTAATGATCCCCGCGTATCCAATTGCCAATTTTGCTCGGGGACGCACCGAGGTCTTTCCCGATCTCTGTCTGAGAAATACCAAGAACCTTGATCGCGGCACGGAGTCGTCTACCGACCTCGGCCCTGTAAAGCTTCTCTGACATGGGCCGATAATCGGCCGTATGCAGGTTTCCTGCCATGCAGAAGGTCATTGGGTTGACTCTGTGCAGGAAGTCTGCAAAATTCAACCCATGCCCAACTATGATGCAGCTCTGGTGCGAGTCTTGGAGGCGGCCGGAGGGCCGACGAAGGTGGCTGAACACCTCGGCGTCGTGCCGTCCGCGGTGACGCAATGGACCCGCGTTCCGGCGCGGCACATCCATAGGCTTGAGGCCCTGACGGGCATCCCTGCCCGCGACATCAGGCCTGACCTCTGGGACACGCCGGCAGTAACCCAGGCGGCCGAGTGATGCCGGTCTACATGATCCGCGCGGGCGCTGATGGACCGGTCAAGATCGGCTATGGGGCTAATCCCGCGCGCCGGATCGAGGAACTGCAAACCGCCCACCCCGAGAGGTTGACCGTGCTTCGGGTGATGGATGGAGATCTTCGTTTCGAGTCCGCTTTGCACCGACATTTCGCTGATCTGCGGGTGCGCGGGGAATGGTTTATTCACTCCGACGCTATGCTTGGCGACCTGGAGTTCTTGCGGGCGACTGCGGCCAACAGTGATGTCGTTACAGGTATTCAGCAGGTTATCGACGCGGCAGGCGGGACGAAGGCGCTGGCTGCTCACTTGGGCATTAAGGCTCCGTCGATTTACTCGTGGAAACGCGTCCCGGCGGAACGCGCCCGCGCTGTATCGAAAATCACCGGCATCCCATTGCACGTTCTGCGTCCTGACGTGTGGCCAGCACCTCTGGCAGTAGCCGCATGAGCAATCCCCACAAACGCGACCCCGCCATCCCTCGAACCCCTCAGGGCCGCGGAATGACGGGGCGCGTCCGTTCCGAGATCTACATCACCCGCGTTCCCGCGCGGGCTCTCACCATCGCGGCACCATGCCGCCCTCACCATCGCGATTGGATTTAAGCGATGGAGACGGCATTGGCCTGGCCCAAAAGTTCCAAACCCGCCCGTGACCCCGACCCGGCGCGCGTCGCCGCCGAACTGGTGGACGAGACGGTCAACGCCATTCG